TAATTCAAGCAGAAGTGGCCTCAGCGTTACTTGTATTAGAAAGTCCAGCAGCACTGGCAGGAGCAATTGCTGCTTGTTTTAATCCAGATGAAGCAATTGAAGGTTTGACAGAAGAGCAAAAATGTGAATTAGGCAAAGCCTTACTTAACATGGGTGCTGATATGTCCATTCCAGAACGTGAAAAAGCAGAAGATATTGTGGTTGTAACGATAATTGCTGGTCAGTTAATCGTTGCTACTGCACCTAGAAGAAGGAGATAAAATGAAAAAGTTCAAAGAATGGGGCATGGCAGCCCTAAATGAAAACTTTACATTCCTTGGCTTCTTTGTGGCCTGGGTAGTACTTGAAGGCAGCGCAAAGACGGTAGTAGGGTATGTAACTCTAGTATCAGTAGCCATATGGTTTGCAACCATAGGAATCCGTAAAGAAGACTAATAATATTATCTAATAATACTATAACTCATTTTTTAATGTATAGTATAATAGAAATATGAGAAAGTTGACCTCAACCCTACTTTGCGGTATACTTGTAATAAGCCTTTCTGCTTGCTCAAGTCGCTACAGGTATTCCTGCCAAGACCCAGCAAACTGGAAAGAAACAAAATGCATTCCGCCAGAGTGTGAAGCAAGCGGGACATGCACAAAAGACTTAGTAAAGGAAACTGACAATGGCTAAACGTAGAACGCAAGCAGAATTAGACGGTTTATTAAAGTTTGTATTAGGTATTACTTTAGGAGCAATTTTATTTTTTACAACAATGGGTATTTTATATGCTCTCGTTTTTGTTGAGCAACCACTAACTGGTCAATCCGAAAACGACAAAATGTTTTTCAATGTTCTTGGTAGCGTAGCAACATTTATTACTGGAACACTTGCAGGTATTTTAATTGGTCAATCTGGTGCAAAAGATATTATGGATGCACAGTTGTCTAATAAGGAAATGGATTCTAAAAATACATTAGCAGACAAAAAACTTGAATCAGAAATTGATGAAGCAAAGGCACGGAGATTAAACAAGCCAGATGGCGCAATGCCAGAGGAACAACCTGTTGACACAAGTTGGGATAAATAATGTCTCAAGATTCAACTAAAAAAACACTTATTAAAACATTGAGTTGGGAAACTTTTCACCTTGTAGGTGTTGCTGGAGTAATTTATTTATTTACTCGTGAGTGGGAGTATGCAAGCCTCGGCGCACTTATTTATATTGGATGGGAATCACTTGGATACTTTATTCACGAAAGAGTCTGGGCAAAGTTTGGAAATAAGGTAAAATAATGGCAGACCAAGGAACAGCAGCCCGTTTTATTGAAGTTGCTACTGCAGAAGTAGGAACTGTTGAAGGTCCAAAAGATAATGAAACAAAATACGGAGCATATACTAAAGCCAATTTTCAACCTTGGTGTGGCTCATTTGTTAATTGGTGTGCAAATGAAGCGGGGGTAAAGGTTCCTAATACCGTTTATACTCCAGGAGGGGCAGCAGCATTTAAGAAGTCTGGGCAATGGATTGATGTAGATGTTGCAGATCCAGAGCCAGGAGATATTGCATATTTTGATTTTCCATCTGATGGAGTAGACAGAATATCTCACGTAGCAATTGTTGTTAAAGACAATGAAGATGGAACAGTTTGGTGTGTTGAAGGAAATACTTCGGGAGATCCAAAAGGTAGTCAGCGTAATGGTGGAGAGGTTTGTAAAAAACTTCGTGCTTATAAAAAAAATAAAAAAGGAATTCTTATTTCTATTGTAGGTTTTGGCAGACCTAAGTTTGGTTCTTCCCCTGCAGCAAAGCCTGCTGTAAAATCAAACAAAATTGATGCAAGCATTCAAAATGCAATAGATCTTTTAAAATCTAAAGGTTATAAAGTAACTAAATAAGTTTTTTTTGATTGGGGGAAAATTATGACCGTACTTGCTGTTGTGCGTGATCAAGCAACCAATAAAATTTATATGGCTGGTGATCGTGGTGCCTCAGATGATAATACAATTCTTTCATTAACATCTCCAAAAGTTTGGAAACTTGGTCCATATTTAATTGGGTATGCTGGCGCTTTAGACGGCGAACGTATTCGTTATAATTTTAATCCATATGTTCCAGACATAAAAGATTTAGATAAATTTATGCAAACTAAATTTATTAAACAACTTAGAAGTTTTTATAACGATTGGTGGGTTGATACTGGAGAAAAGGCTGATCTTGGTTTAATCATTTGCATTAAGGGACAAATATATGAGCATAATGCAGTTGATATGTCTTTGTCTAAATACAACTTAGATTATTTAGCAATGGGATCTGGCGCTGAGTATGCTTATGGATATTTAAATGCTACCGAAAAATCAAAAGATCCCCGTAAAAGAGTTGTAGGTGCGGTAAACTCTGCTATCAAATTTAGCCCATCTTGCATGGGTCCAGTTGATGTAGTAAACGTTTAAATAATAAGAGGTTTGTAAAATAATGATAATCCTTGGAATAAATGAAACTTCTCATGATGCTTCTGTATCATTAATTAAAGATGGAGAAATACTTTTTGCTGGTCATGCTGAAAGATATAGCAAGCATAAAAATGAATGGTATATAAATGATAGTTTAGTTAATAATGCATTAGAGTACGGAAGACCAGATTACCTTGCCTACTATGAAAAACCCGCTCTAAAGGCCTGCAGGCTGGCTTTAAATGGGGGCCTAGGAGACTGGAAACCACGTTTTAATATTCAGGGTATACCAAGAAAATCATTTAGCCATCATTATTCCCATGCAGCAGCAGGATACTACACAAGCAATTTTAATGACGCAGCAATAGTAGTTTTAGATTCTATTGGGGAGTTTAATACGTCTACAATCTGGGTTGGGGAAAATGAAAAAATATCATTAAAAGAAAAAATAAATTATCCATTTAGTTTTGGATTGTTTTATTCAGCCTTTACTCAGTTGGTCGGACTTATGCCAAATCAAGAAGAATATATTATGATGGGCATGGCAGCATATGGAGATTCAAATAAATATTTAAAAAAGGTAAATGAATATTTTCCTTCTATAAAAAAACAAAAATACAATTTTCACAAAGGAATAACTGATTGGGGATGGGTTTCAGAGCAAGATAAATTTGACATTGCCGCTGCAGCACAGGCAGTATACGAAACTAGACTTATAGATTTTATGTGGCATGCTAAATATTTAACAAAAAAGAAAAATTTAGTTTTTATGGGCGGGTGTGCCTTAAACTGTTCAGCAAATACTAAACTATGGAAAATATTTAATGATGTTTGGATAATGCCTAATCCAGGAGATGCAGGCAGTTCCTTGGGGGCAGCAGCAGCACTTTATGGAAAACATTTAAATTGGAACACTCCATACTTAGGGTATGATTTGGGTAATGAGTATCCAGTTAGTAAAATAATTAAAGGCTTGGCAGATAACAAAGTTGTTGCTGTTGCTTCTGGAAAGGCAGAGTACGGCCCAAGGGCCTTAGGAAATAGAAGTATTCTTGCAGACCCAAGAGATCCTAATATAAAAGACAGGGTAAATTTAATAAAAAAGAGAGAGCCATTTAGACCATTTGCTCCAGTTATAATGGAAGAGCATGCAAGTAAATGGTTTAATATGAATTTTAATTCTCCATATATGCAATATTCAGTTAAATGTTTAAGGCCAGAAATTATTCCTTCTGTTGTTCATGCCGATGGAACTTCTAGAGTTCAAACAGTTAATAAAGATCAACATCCAGGATTGTATGAGGTTTTAAAACAATGGAATGACTTAACTGGGGTTCCAATTTTACTCAACACAAGTTTAAACGTAAAGGGACAGCCATTATTAAATGATGAAAAAGATATAACTTTATGGGAGCAAGAATACAGCCAAAAAATTATTAGGGGTGTAAATTGACAGGAAACAATTTTAATGTATGGCAAGAGTCTTTTACTCAATCGTTTTTAGAGATTAATTCACAATCAAACATAAAGTCTGACTGGTTAAATTATTCTGAAATATTAAAAACTGAATATAAAGATTGCATAATAAAACCAATTAATAAATATTTTTATAAATTATCTATTCCGCCAAAACTTGTATCTATTGAAAATAATAAAATAACTTTGTGCCAAGAAAATTTTGCAGAAATATTTTTGTTGAAAAAACAAGATAGTCTTAAATTAACTGCTATGGAAAAAATTCACATGAGACAGTTTTATTTATCAAACAAAATAAATAAAGAAAATGATTCATTATTTGATGAAGTTTATAGGTGGGCAATGCCTTGGAGTATAGATTACGAAGGTATAGAGATTAATATTGAACCAGCCCAAAACTCCCCATTTTATTTTTATCCAATATCGTATGTGTCAAGCAAGATGCAGGGCAAGATTATAGACACTAAAATGTTATTTTTTCAATTTAAAAATAAGGGTCAGCATATGGTTGATTTAGAATATGGAAGAATTAAAAGAAATAATCCAGCGTATTTTATTAATTTTACAGTTAATGATACAATGGTAGAGGAAATAAAGGAGTTTTATGGCAAATATTAAGTTTTATCCCTTTAATCAAGAAACAGTTGATTTTACACCAGAACCACAGCCAGCATACAAACATTTACCAGATTGGTATAAGTTACAGCCAGGATACATCGGAGATGAAAAAACTTCTTTATCGAGAGGTTTCTCAGCGTCTACAGTAAAAAGATGCATGCCTATGTATGATGTAATTAGTAGCGGATACATGATTTATTTTCCGTGTGACATATTTATAGATGCTACAAATCCAGAAAAATTATTGTATTCCGTTCCCGAGGGAGTTAAAGGAATAAAAAATACATTATTTTCTTTTCATTCCGAACAACAGGTATCTCATTATCCAAGAGAAACAGAAACGTATCATAAAGAAATATTTAGAATCTTGCCACTTTGGTCAGCAGGGACAGATAGAGGTTATAGTTGTTTGTTTACTCAGCCATTTCATAGAGAGCCAGCGCCATTTAAACTTTTTTCTGCAGTGATAGATACAGATAATTATATTTCAGATGGATTTTTATCGATGTACATTAAAAAAGATTTTAGAGGAACAATTGAGAGAGGAACTCCAATGGCACAGATTATTCCTTTCAAAAGGGATTCTTATGAAATGTCTTTTGCAAATCCTGAAGAATCACATATGGCTTTATCAAAACAAAGATTTTTAGTTAGGAGCAAATTTAATAATTTTTATAGAAATCATATGAGGCAGCGTAAAGATTATAAATGAGTAAAAAACAAAAAATAACATTTACTCCAGGGCTAGAAAATTTTAAAGATATTTATACTCCGCCAGTTCCTGCGATATCCATGGTTCCAGAATGGTACAAGAGCCTAGCGCTATACGGACCTAGCAACGAAGAAAAAGAACTACACCCGATAAACCATATAGGGACAGACGGAACATTGGTTGCAACTAAAAAATGTATACCATTTTTTGATGCTTTGACCGCAGGGTATTATTATTTATTAGAAGATGATTTACATGTTGAACTAAATGAAAAAGGTTTTCCAACTTTAAGTTGGGAAGGTGATATTATGCTTCTTGATAAAAGACCCACACTTGAGGTTCCAATTCCTTCAAATTGCCATCAGTTACATTTTGGCTTTAGAATGAATTGGTTTTATTCTACCCCGCCAGGGTATTCTGTTTTAGTGACACACCCAATGAATAGATACGACTTGCCATTTTTTACTTTATCTGGGATAGTTGACTCTGATGTTTGGGGATTGCCAGTATTTTTTTCTTTTTTCTTAAAAAGAGATTTTATTGGAACAATACCAAAAGGAACTCCTATTATGCAGTTTATACCATTTAAAAGAGATTTTTGGGAAATTGAAGTAGATAGTAGTCCTAAAGCAATAGAAGACGAAGAATTTAAAGCGGAAAAAAGAAGAACAATGGTTACTGGTTATTATAAAAAAGATGTTTGGCAAAAAAAGGAATTTAAATAATGATTGGTATTAATGTAGTTATTTATTCCTATAAAGACAAGCATGTAATAGAAACAATAGAAAATTTATTAATAAATAGTTCTGGGTTATATTTTATTTTTGTGCACTGGCACGATCAAAACGGAGTAGAAAGATCAAAATTATTAGATAATTTAATAAACAAATATGACAGTTGCAACGGAGCCTATGTTCACAGGGATTGGGATGATAATGATGGAGCAGTTCTTTATAAAAATAATAGATTAAACTCAATAAGAAGTGCAAAATATTTTTTATTTATAAATCCAGGAACAATTATGCAAAAAGATTGGGATAAAAATTTAATAGATTTTGTAAATAATAAAAATGTTGTTGTTTCTGGTAATCAAAAAATACAAATAAAAAATAAAAATTTATTTTTTGTTGATAAAGTTTATACTAAAAATGAAGGATTTACTTTAACTAATTATATAGATAAAAATTTTATTTTTGGAGATGTTGATTTAGTAAAAAACAATCCGTTAGGGCACTGGCAATTCCCAGGTTGGTTAAAATATTATGGAGAAGAAGAAGTTTCTTCTTTGCAATTTTTTATAAAAGATATAAAAATTTATGCAGCAGATGAGACTATTTTAAAAATAAATAAATATTCAACCTTGGACGACTTTGACTATTATGTTCCATTTTCTAAATACCACAACTATAATCAAGCATTACAATTATTTAAAAAAGGCTATAGTGATTTTACTCCAACGGTGGATTTAAAAACTATAGCAAATTTTAACAATTTCCATAATTTTAATTTTAGCAACTTATCCTATTTGCCATTTTCTACAAATGACGTTGAGTATAAAACTAGGGATTCAGAATATGATAAAATGGATGGTAGTAGATTTATAAAAAATATAAAAAAGGTGGATTAATATGCACAGAATAACAGTAATTGAAGATTTTATTAATGAAAAAGATGCGTTAAGTTTAATAATGGAAATGAACAATCCTTCTGAAATTAATGACTATCCGGAATATTATAAAAAAAGGTATGGAGGAACATCTTTTCCATACAACAATAACGTTATGCGTATATTAAAAAAATATGGGCATAAATCTAACAACATTCATAAATCTATAAATGGATACTTAAACGATATCCACGTATTTAAAGCGTTTGGGTCGCATTGGATTTCTGGAACAAAAGGAGATCTACACATAGATGCACAAGGACCAGAACCATTTATTGAGTGGAGCACTATAATGTATCTTAATGATCCTTCAGAATACGAGGGCGGAGAAATTTATTTTCCAAATCAAGGTTTTACATATAAGCCTAAAAAATATTCAGCAGTATTTTTTCCAAGTGCTGGAACTGAATATGTTCATGGGATTACAGAAGTAAAATCTGGGCATAGATATACGGCTTTGTACATGCACACATCAATGCAAGAACATTTAGATCCAGATTTTAAAATTTAAACTATTGGCTTATAACTCAGTTGGTAGAGTGCCGAACTGTTAATTCGGATGTCCCAGGATCGAAACCTGGTAAGCCAGCAGGTCCCCATCGTCTAGTGGCCTAGGACGTCGCCCTTTCACGGCGTTAACACGGGTTCAAATCCCGTTGGGGACGCAAGAGTATACTGGGTTTTCACATTTACTTATATCAACAAATTCTTTACGAAGTATGTGTTTTTCTAAAAACTTAAATGAGTTATCTTCAGTAGAAATAAACTCTAAACTTTTATTTTTAGTATAAGTTATTGCGTTATCTGACTCGTACATCTTAACATCAATGATGGTATTTCTTTCTAATTGTGCAAAATTTCCATAAGTTGATCTTGGAAAATATGCTAAATCAATAACTTTTTTAAGCAAAGATTTTTTTATTAACATTGGAACATGAATGTCATAGTCCAGTGGGTCGTCTATTCCATTCTGTTTTAATTGTTTTAAGGTTAATTCTAAAAGTTTAATATACCTAGAGGATCGACCTAATTTTTTGTATTCAAGAATCTTATCTTCCAGCAACCCTCCATCAAAATTTTTAATTGAATTAATTTTTTTTAAGGCAAAAAAATCATCATTCATTAAAACAAAGTCTTCTTTAATTAAATTATTATTTAATATTTCTTTTATACAATTCTTTATGTTAATAAATTTATCTGTATCGCTAATGTTTTCAACTTGTATAAAATTTCCTACATACCATTCTGGCCTATAGCCAACTAACCAAACATCCCCAGCAGGCATGTTTTTTTCAAGAGATCTTAAAGAATACCTTAACTCTTCATTCTCTCCACGTCGACAAATATAAACGTAATCCATCTAAAAAGTATATCATGCTGTATAATTAAATCAAATGGCAAAAATATTAGTTGTAAGTTCAAACTTAAAGGACTGGGAAAAAAATAGCGGTGGAAAAGAAAGAACGGCCACGCTTTTAGAGGCATTGTCAAGCCACGATGTAACATTTTTATCCTTTTCTTGGGACAATGTTGCAATTAATAAAAGGGTTAATAAATTTATTTATCAAATTCAGCCAGCAATCAATTCCAACGTTTATAGAAAAAGAAAAGGATTGATTAAAGACTTTGCTAGACAAAATCACGACGTTGTATTTGAAATATTAAAAAAACAATTAGTAGATTTTTCTGAATTAGCAGAAGAGTTAGCCTTACAGGCAGATTTATTAATTGTAGATCATTATTCAATTGCCCCATTAATAGAAAATATTAAAAATATTCCAATTGTATACAATTCTCATAATTGTGAAATCTTTATGGGGGAGCAACTTTATCCTAACAACCTCGAAATGTTAAATTTAGTGGAACAAATGGAAGGCAAAATATTAAAAAAGGCAGAATTAATTACTTACTGCTCAGAAACAGATTTTAAACAATTAAAACAACACTATAAAACAGACATAGAGGGTGTTCTAATTCCAAATGGTACAGAAAATAGAGAAAAAATAAATTATAAAAACAGATTTAATTCTAGAGATATTATTTTTGTTGGATCAGGGCACCCACCCAATAATGATGCAGCAAAAAGTGTTGCTAGTTTTGCAAAATTATTACCTGAATTTAATTTTATTATAATTGGACGCTGTGGAAATGGAATTAAGGTGCCCGAAAACATAGATAATTTAAAAATAATTGGTGAAATTAGTGATGAAGATCTAAACCAATATTTTAAAAACTCTTTTGCCTTTATAAATCCAATGAAAAGTGGGTCGGGAACTCATTTAAAAATGACAAAAGCGTTAAGTTATGGAATTCCCATAGTATCTTCAACTATGGGCGCCAGAGGGTTTTCTGATGACGAAATTAATAGCGCAATGCTTATTGCAGACACAGAAAATGAGTTGATTGAAAAATGTTTATCATTAAAGCAAGAATTTGTATATAGGGATTTGTCTGAAAACGCACATTCTGTTTCACAAAAATATAGTTGGGAAAAAATAAAAAAACAATATGCCAATTCTATTGAAAGTCTAATTGAGCATAAACCTAAAAAAAATATAGATAGTTTAACTAATAATAAAGAAAAAATACTAATATCCACCATTATTAGAAACGATGAAGATTTTTTTATTAACTACTACCATAGAGTTGTAAGTATGGTTTCTTATTTTCCAGATTATGAATTTTATCTTTCAATTTACGAGAATGATTCTACTGACGAAACCAAGAAACTTATGCAAAATTGCGACTACTCAATGTTTAAAGGGGTATCCTTAATATCAGAAAACCTGGGTACAAAATTTTATGGATCGACCAAAGATGAGGATAGAGTAAAAAACTTAGCAAAGGCAAGAAACAAAGCCTTAGAGGGCGGTGGATTTTTAATTGATGTAGATTATGTTTTAGTCATAGATGCTGATGTTGAATTTAAAATGCCCTCTGTAAAAAAAATACTAGATTTTAAAAACAAAGAGCCTGAATTTAACATTGTATCCTCTGCAACTCTTAGAAGGGATCGACTATATGATGCTTGGGCAACAAGAGAGAGTCACAATTTTGATCCAGGAATACAAGAAAAGTTTGAAACTTACAGAAAAGAACCATTTAAAAAATATTATTCTGTTTCTAGCGGGTTCTGTTTATATAGGGCGTTACCATTTAAACAAGGCGTTAGATGGGGGCATATTAATCTAATTACGCAAAAAGCAGACTGTGAGATGGTTGTAATTTGCCAAAATTTTAGCAAGATGGGATATAATGGTATATACATGGCACATGAAGCAGTTATGAATCATAACCATAAATAAGGGGGAAAATGAGAATTAAAATAATTAAATTTGTTGTAAACTTGCTAGGATATGAGTGGTCTGGGGATAACCTTAAACTTCCAGTTTGGTATGTAAAAGAAAAAAAGAAAAAATAATGTTTACCTACTATGTAAAAGAAGTTAAAAAGGTTGTTGATGGAGACACAATTGATGCTGACATTGATTTAGGTTTTGATATATCTTTTAGTTCAAGAGTAAGGCTTGCAGGAATTGATACTCCCGAAAGTAGAACGGTAGACAAATTAGAAAAACAACTGGGTCTTGAATCAAAGGCTTATTTAAAGAATGCAATAGATTCTGCTAAAACTGTTATAATTAAAACAGAAAAAATGAACTCATCTGAAAAATATGGAAGAATTCTTGGCTGGGTATTCCTAGATGGATCAGAAATCTCAATAAATCAAAAAATGATTGATGATGGGTATGCTTGGGGATACATGGGGGAAACTAAAGTAAAAGATTTTAATGCCTTAGCAGTAGCCAGAAAAAAATCTGGAAAATAATTAATGAGAGATATAGAATCAATAAAAATTATAAAAAATTTTATTGATAAGGAAGACATTGTAAAATTTATTTCTTACATTAACTTAAATATTGATAAATTTAAAATAGATCCTAGAAGTACTGGTGGCAATAGATATTCTTATAAATTTGGTAAGGATGCGGTGCATTCAGAGTCTAGGCACAGCCTTGAGGAACTAAATGACATTGCAGATCTAGTAAACAAGTATACTAAAAAATCTTGTTTAACAGCACAAGAAAATTTTAATGATAAAAATGAAGTATTTCTTTCTTCTTTTTGGTTAGCAAAGCAAAGTTCTGGGGCAAGCGTTACTTACCACAAAGATACCGACGAAGACAATAACCTTCAGTTTAAATATAGTGCTGTAATATACTTAAACACTATGCTTGATGGTCAGGGAAAATTAGATTTTCCAGCGCTAAATTTTAAATATTCTCCAGAGGAGGGGGATTTAGTTCTTTTCCCTTCACAGGGAAATCAATTTTGGCACGGTGTTGATTTAATATCTGAAGAAAGATACAGCATTGCTATTTGGATGACCACAGATAAAATGTTTGAACTAACATAGTTTTTATGATATAATTATTGTGTACTTGCCAAATGGGGGTACATTAACTTATTCGCTTGAAGGAGGAATAAAATGGTAACACAGTTTGCAATGGATCTATTCAATGATCCTTTTTTTATTGGCTTTAACAGAGAGTTGGGCCGTCTAAATACAGCACATAAAACAAATTCACAATCATATCCACCATATGATCTTCTTAAGTTAGATGAAGATACATATAGACTATCTATTGCAATTGCAGGGTTCTCAAAAGAAAACATTGATGTATCAGTAGATAATGGAACACTCATTATTAAAGGTGAAATTGTTGAAGTAACTGATGCCGAAGTTGTTCATAAAGGCATTGCAGGTCGTAAATTCACAAGATCGTTTGCTCTTGGTGAATACATGGAAGTTACTGGTGCTGACCTAAAGGATGGTATGCTTAACATTAGTATTGATCGCATAGTACCTGAAGAGAAAAAGCCCAAAGCAATTAAAATAAAATAACATAATATAATATATATCTGCACCCCTTCATCGGGGAGTCGCAGATATGTCGGAAAAAACAGCGACATTAAATAACTGGACACACCTGAGCATGTGAATAAAAGGCTCTTTTCTGATATAATAAACCTAGAATGGAAAATAAAAAATGAAACATGAGATTATGGCTCCAGGAATGGTTTATTATCGCAATGCAATTATAGATCCAGAAAAAACCATTTTAACTATTGAATACATTCAAGATAAAATTACGTCTGGAGTAAACTCTGTTGCTGATAAATGGCAAGAGTGGAACGGTGCAAACCCAAATACGGAAAAGTTTTGTTTAAAACATTGGATTACTGACCCAGAAAGAGTTTCTAAAAATGATCCATTGTATCAAGAAATTTCTTTAGTTTATAACAACATATTTAATGGAATTAACAATGCTTTTACACACTATTCTAACGAAATATATCCTGCAGCATCAAAAAACATAAAGTCAACAGAGGGTATGTTGAGTATTTTAAAATATTCTAAATCTGGCTATTTACCACCACATCAGGATCAAGGGGTAAGCAGTAGGGTTTTATCTACTGTGGGATATTTAAATGATAATTATGATGGCGGAGAAATTAATTTTCCTTATGTCGGAGTTACTGTTAAGCCAGAAGCGGGTAGCGTAATATTTTTTCCATCTAACTTTGTTTATGTGCATGAAGTAAAACCTATGGCCAACGGTATAAGATATGCAGTTCCTCAATGGTACCATTCCCTTAAAGATCCAAGAGATTCTACTGGAGATGAGTAATGCCAAAGTACGAATATGATTGTATGCCTTGCGGAAAAAGATTTGTTAAAGAGCGGTCAATTCAAGACTTAGATCCAGGATATAAATGTGATTTTTGTAAAAAACAATTAGTTCGTGTGTATTCTGTTCCAGGGTCCATATTTAATGGTTCAGGATTTTATTCAACTGACAATAGAAAAAAATGACAATAATATCTAAAAATCAAAAATGTCAAGTATATGACCCTATGATGATTTTTAAAGTAAAAACAGAAGGAATTGTTGACAAGGATACACCTGTTAACACTTCCTGCTTGGCTCCAGCATATGTGCTATTAGAGGGAAGCAGGGGGAAAAGATATATGTGCGATTATCATTATGCGTCAGAAAAAGATATTACAATTTTAAGAACTCCTGAACTATGGCCAGAAATAGAAAAATTTATTATTGATGAGAGAGAGGAAATATCAAAAACTTTTAAAAAAAATGTTAAATCTATTTATACTATAGGAAAAATGTGTTGGTGTGGGAAAAGGGCTTACGTAATACTTCAACCTTACCATGAAGAGGAAAAATTTTTTTGTAATTTTCACTTTAGAAAATATTATTACAGGGGTATAAGCAATAAATTTGATTTTGAAAAATTTGCAAAAATTGTAGATGAAAGATGTCAGATGGAGGAATCCATTATTGAAGAATCTAATAATATTCCTATATTCTAAATTGACAAAAAAGCAAAATGATTGTATAATTAATATATGGAAGTCTTAAAAAAAGATTATAAATTTACATCTTTAGATCGATGCGATAAGTGTCAAGCAAGAGCCTGTGTCTTGGTTACTGGTGTAGTTGGAGAATTAATGTTTTGCTCTCATCACTACAATAAAATTGTAGATAACGCTGTAGGCTACGACAAAATTATGCGTTTTATGGTTAGTGTTGTTGATGATCGAAAACAGTTAGTGTCTTAATTTTAAACTTTTATGAGCGATGACGAAATAAATAAGGCTATTGAAAACTTTATAAAAACTGGGGCAATTCGGATTCAGGGAATAGATCCAGTTACAGGAGAATTTTTATATCAAATTACTGAAAAAATGAAGCATGTAGATTTAGACCTTTATGATTCACACTTAAATCAAATATATACAGACGCTATGTATTTTTGGGAAAGAGGGTTTGTTGCTATTGACGATATAACAAGCAATAATCCCATTATTACCCTTACTTCAAAAGCATTTGATCAAAATTCTATTAGTGAGTTGCCAAATGACAAAATTGACCTTCTTGCTAGCATTATTCAAGCACTAAAAAAATAAATTGGTGTTATAATTTAATTATGGATAATTGTTGCCCAGAGGAAATTATTGAAAAAAAAGCCCCCTGTTGGGAAGGTTATGTTCAGCGTGGCATGAAGCCAGGTGATGGTGGGAGAATGGTTCCTAATTGTGTTCCAGTAGAAAAAAGAGATTTGAATATTGTTGAGGGAGACTTTGTTGTTGCAATGACAACTGAAGGTGTAGTAGTTGGTCAAGTAGAACACATCATGATTGAGGGTGGAACTTATGGCCAACCAGAAAATCCATACTCAGTTGAATCTACACCAGAAAATCCGGCAGTTGCAATTAGAATGCTTGAAGAAGAAGATGGAACGTATTATTATACCCCGTATTCTATTGGCGCCTTAATGTCCAATGTAAGTAGAATAGATATGCCAAATATTAGTTTAGAAGATTACGAAGATAAAGAAAAAATGTCTAAGGCAAAAGGATATTCTCCACCAGCAGGAGCAAGGTCTGCTGCACGTAGAGCAATTAAATTTAAAGAAGATGGAAAGGCTAATGGTGCAGGCACTGCAGTTGGTTGGACAAGAGCAGGACAGTTAGCAAGAGGAGAAACACTTTCTCTGAGTACTGTTAAAAGAATGTACTCTTATTTTTCTCGTCATGAAGTAGACAAAAAAGGTAAAAATTGGGCTAATCAGGCTAACCCATCAAATGGTTATATTATGTGGCTTGCATGGGGCGGAGACGCAGGGTTTTCTTGGTCACGCAAAATTGTTAATGCAGAAAAAGATAAAGCATTGTTTGCAGATTTTGGTAAAAAAATAAATAGTTCTATTAGATTAACAAATATTTTTAGATAAAAATAGCAAAGGCTATAAATCAATGAAATTAATTAAAAACAGCAACAGTCTTGACTATCAAGAATCATTTGTCTTAAATGTTTTAAATAAAAAAAGAAATGGGTTTTATTTAGAATTAGGTTCCGCTTGGCCAATAAAACAAAATAATACCTATCTTCTTGAAACTGTTTATGGGTGGGATGGCATAGGGTTCGAAATTGAAAAAAATTTAGCAGAAGAGTACGCTGCTATAAGAAAAAATAAAATAATAAATACGAATGCAATATCTTTTGATTATAAAAAATATTTTAAAGAAAACAATGTTCCAAAACAAATAGATTATTTGCAGATGGATTTGCACCCAGCATATAACACTCTGCACGCACTTAGAAACCTCCCACTTGACGAATACAGGTTTTCTGTGATAACATATGAGCATAATGTTTGGAGGGGGGGCGATTTGCATATCAACATTCAAAAAGAATCTCAGGCAATATTAAAATCTTATGGTTATTTTCTAGCCATTGAAAACGTTGAAGAAGACAACGGACCCTTTGAGGATTGGTGGATAGACCCAACCTCTACTTTATACGAAAACTACTCCCATGTTGTAGGTAAAAATAAATACTACAAAGATATTTTTATAAAAAATAACAAAAATAGGAGTAAAAATGGAAATAATTAAAAATTATTGGCCACTGGCCTTGACAATGTGGGCTTTTTCTTCTATAATATATATATTGATTAAAATAAAAATATTATTAAATCAAAAAAAACGTTATTTTTTAAAAACAAAAGGAAGGCAAAGCACAATTCACGAATTGGTAAAAAATTTTTTACCAACAAATGAAGATTTTATTAAAATTTTAATTGCTAGAAAAGGGTATCAAAATCATCCTTCAAAGCAATCAAATCAAAAGTATCAAAAAGATAAAATAAAAGTTGTAGTTATTGAAGATAAAGCGTATTGGGTACAAGACAATACTTTTTATGAAACCATAGTGACAGAAGATGGGAATATAGATCAAAGCCTTGCGAGACCTATTAATATAGATGAAATGAAAAAAGAGGATGTAGAAAGGCTTATGTTTATTTTAGATGACTTAAAAAGAGGGGATCAATAATGCTATTAGTTGTTCAGGCAACGAATGAGTTTAACGATTACTCTGTTTTTCTACGTGCAATGGGTGTAATGCTTTCATCAATGAATCCAGAAGATAATGAGTTTGTTGTTTATTCTGTTGGTTCTAAAGAAAGCAATGTTCACAATTTTGCTATGGAATTCTGCAATCTTTCCGAAAAGGGAATGAAAGGCAGAGGTAAAAAAATAAAAAATCATAAAGTATTAGATGATTGGGTAAAAGAACACATAATGGTTTTTGATAATTTTGCATTTTTTAGTAAGCCAAATCAACCATTGTCTTTGTTGGCAAAATTTGCACAACAAAATAACACTGAACTAGGAATATTTCAACATTAAGGAGATATATGTTAATCAATAAATTAGAGCATGCAGAAAAAATTGTTCAAAATTCTACAAATTTAAGGTGGGTTGGTTGGAATATTGTAGAAAGAACTGAAACCGAAAATGGATTTTCAAATAAATACGGTTCATTTGTTAATAATAAGTGGGGCATTGATAGGGTGTATAAACTAACAGAAAAAGGCTGGCACCTACCAAATACTTATGGTGATAAAAAATGATAAATTATGAGCCATATAAAAATTATTTTGATAAAATTGGAAGCAATAAAGAAAACATTGTTTATATTGAAGATTTTATTAACAAAGAAGACCTTGATAAAATTATAAACTATTTAAACCAACATGAAAATAATGATGAGTTTATGGGTGGAAAAGATTTAAAAGATTCTCAAATAAAGAAAGAAAATCCAGAGGTTGGTAACCTATTAGATAAATATGAAAATAAGGTGTATCAAGAAGCATATAAATTATTTACAGAAAGATATGGTGTGCCCATCAATCGTGCTGCAGTAAATTCAACTCACTGCGTTAAATGGATTCCAGGAATGAATTCTAAGTTACATTGTGATTGTGAAAAACCTGATGGAACTCCAGCACTTACTGCAGACTTTTACAAATATAACGTATCTGTATTAATGTATCCAAATGATAACTATACGGGTGGAGAAATTACATTTCCAGATTATGATTTAGTGTTTAAACCAAAAGCAGGAAGCATGATCATATTCCCTGGCAATGGTGCGTATAAGCATACAGTAGAAAGAGTAAAAACTGGAACCAGGTACACAATGCCTTCTTGGTATTCTTTTGATGTAAAATCTTTAGATCAGGATGATACAAAGATTAGTTGGACATATAAAGATTCTGTTCAATTGTGGGAAGGACTTCCAGACTACGACAAAATTGATCCAGTAGGCATGGATGTAAAAGGGAAAGATTTTGACGTTAAAGAGTAATAAATGGAAAAATGATGGTTTGTGTGTAGATTATGACACGTCAATGTTCTTTGAAAAATACGAAGAAGGTAGCGTAGAATTTAAAAACAACATAGACCAATTCTGTTTAAATTGTCCAGTCTTAAAAACTTGTTTCGCTGTTGGTGTATCTGGAAAAGAATATGGAATTTGGGGCGGTATTTATTTAGAGGAAGGACAACCTTCTAAAGAGTTTAATAGTCATAAAACAACAGAGTCTTGGGCTACTCATTGGCAATCATTAACATTGGAAAACAAGTAATGTACACAGAGGATATGCGTAGAGCCTTTAGGTCTATTAGGCCCCCGCAAAATTTTCAAGTTGAACTTGTAGACAATGAGCATTTTATTGTAATTCGTGCTGATGAAAAGTCTTTTGTAAGACTAGGACATGACGACAAAATAGAGGCGGTTCAGTATATGGTTAAAGTAAAAAAAGCCCTTGAAGATAACGGAGCAGTAGTCTTATTAACAAGAAAGGCTATTTAACGTAATGATTGATCTACAAGGCACGCCAAATCATATATGCATATGTGGTTCTAAAATTTGGAACATAAAGGCAATGTTTGAAAACGGGGCTATTGCTTTATATTTTTTAGATATGAAGTGTGCTGAGTGTGGGGCAATGGTAAATCAACCAACACGGCTAGATGGTGGAGAGATATAGTGCCATTAGTTCCAATAAACCCTTTAAATAACAATGAATCAGCAAAAATTGGAGAAATTGATTGTGCTTATCTCATCCCCCAAGATCAATTAAACGATGCAAAAATATTTTCTTCTAGGGAAGATTATATAAAAACTATCCCTAAAAATATAAATTACATGGAGATAGGAGTAGCCTGGGGATATTATTCATTGTTAGTAATGAAAGAGGTTAACCCAACTTCAACAATTTTAATTGACTGGTTTAATCAAGATCTGATGTGTTGGTCTTGGAGAAAATTTGGAGAATGTAAATGTAATCCTACTCATACAATGAAATACGACAAAGACGGTCATTATGGTTTTATAAAAAATGAATTTAAAACTTTTAGCAACGTAGAATTAATAAAAGGAAATAGCGAAGAAATTCTTTTATCTTTAGATAAAAAATTTGATTACATATATATAGACATAACCAATGACAGAGATCCAATAAGAAAAACACTTAATGAAGCAGCAAAATTAGTTTCAGTCGGGGGTGTAATTGGATTAAATGATTATATTATCTATGATGGTATAATAGAAGACAAGCCTTATGCAACTTATCAAGTTGTAAATGAGTTTTTATATAAAAATAAAAATTGGTATGTTGATGCTATTTCTTTGCACGTTTTAGGATTTCACGATATATACATAAAAAGGAGATTTTAACATGCCAAATAAAGAAAACAAAAATTTTTTTAGTGTACTCATGGATAATATGTCCGTATTTAATGATCTTTATGGATGTAAATTTGATAACACTTGGCACGATAATTTTGGTAACAAAACTGGTCAAACTTATTCTATAATCCCTGGCGAAAATGCAACAGATGACGGTGATGTAAAATATATATATAATTCACAAAATTTTAGATCAGACAATTTTACAAAAACCCATAATGGAAAACATATATTATTTGCAGGTTGCTCTGAAAGTGAAGGAGAAGGGGCAAATATTGAGGATGCATGGACAAATATTTTATACAAAAAAATTTCTAAAAAAGAAAAATGCTCTGGTTTTTTCAATCTTTCTCGTTCTGGTTGGGGATGGAGTAAAATTATTTTAAACTCTTTGATTTACTTTAAGGAGTACGGATATCCAGACGTAATGTTTGTTTTATTGCCAAACTGTCAGAGAAAATTTGTTTTTAGTGAAACTGAATTTTTAGATTCTATGGGAAATCCATTAGGGCACTGGCAATATCAGCAACATTATCCAGAAATAGAAATAGATCATAAACAGAAAAAAGATGCTAGGGAGTGGTTCACAAATTCAAAACAATATAACGAAGACTTTGTTAATTTTTTAATTAATTGGAAAACTTTTAATGAGTTATGCAAAACTAACAATATAAAACTATTTTTTTCTACATGGTCCAACACTGATATTAAAAATTTGCTTAAAATTAACATTTTTAGTAATTTGGTTAATGTTAATCCAGGAAAAGTTGGCGTAGAAAAAATGACTGTTGATTACTACAAAGATCATGAACCAAAAAGCAATGATGTATTTAAAAGAGATGGGCATAGTGGCAGAATTTTTCATAATTTTTGGTCAGAAATATTTTATAAAAAATATAAAAGTGAGAACGATTAAATGAAAAAAATATATAAAAAAATAAAAAAATGGATTTTTTTAAAAAAGCAAATAAAAAAAATTAAAAAATATGAGAAAAAACCTAAAAATTTTATTTATTAATAAAAATATATTGTTAAAGTTGACAAATAGTTTCAAACCTGATATATTTATATTATGAATAAAAGACTGATTACATTCTTATCAATTCTTTCACTTTCTCTATCCCTTCCATTTACTCCAGCAAATGCAGTTTGGAAGGGCACCCCTAATTTAGAGAATAAGCGAGTTGTTCCAATTTTTAATCAACAGATCTCGCCATACTGTTCTAGTGCATTCTTATATGCTCCAAGAATTGTGTTCACTGCAGGGCATGTGATGTTTAATGTTGATGATCGTGAGCAAAAGCATGTAACTCCAATTGCAAATGCCTGGGTTGGATTTCCTAATAGCAACGTTAGTCCACAATCAAAAAGAGTTAAGTCTCAAAAGATATTTATTGCACCTGGGTATAAAAGCAGAGATCTTTGGTTAGGCGGTAACACTGCTACAAGAGAAAATGATTTTGCAATAGTAGTGCTGGAATCACCACTTCCAGTCGATGATAAAAAAGTGGAATTGTTAACACCTGAATTGCACGAGCAATACATAACTTCTGGCGAAGAGGTCGATTTATCTGGTTATGGAAGGCAAACTCCAGAAGATATGAAAAACAATTCTCCATGCAAAGATTTTTCAAGTTTTCAATCAAAAGTTGTGGGTAAGGACTTTAGCACTGGTGGTCCACGGTGGACTGCTACGCTAAATACAAAAGTTGGTGTTGGAATGCCAAATCTATGCGATAGCGATAGTGGATCAGGCTACACAAAAATATTTTCTGACAAATACATCTACTTAGGCGCTGCAGGTGCTGGCGGATGGGATCAACATAATTGTACTTCGTATGAGCCCAACTTGAGTAAAGAAACTACAAACGGTGCCAATCCTGTCTACCTCTATAAAGATCTTGTGGCAGAAGCAGAAAAATATGTAGCAGACAACCCATACATTGAACGAACAATTGCTCAGCCAAAGGTTGCAAAGAAAGCAACTATTTCCTGTGTAAAAGGAAAGGCGATAAAGAAAGTATCTGGAATAAATCCTAAGTGTCCCGTAGGGTTTAAGAAGAAATAGTATTATTAATCATGCAATCTTTTGCAGTGATATAATAGTTATATCCTTTTAAAAAGGGATGAAAGACAATTGTCGAAAAGGAGAAACATGTCAAATATTGACACAAAACAATTAAAGGCTATGGGAGCGTCCTATGGTCGTTCAGTACTTGGTGCTGGACTTGCTTTATACATGTCAGGGGTTACAGATCCAAAAGATCTATGGGCTGCACTTGTTGCTGCTATCGCGCCAGTGATATTGAGAGCAATTAATCCTGCAGATCAGGCGTTTGGCTTACTGCCTACAGTTGGTGCCGTAGATACTGCATTAAAAGCAGTTAAAGCACCTTCAAAAAAGGCTGCTGCAAAGAAAAAAAAGTAGTTAGTTAAATAAAAGATAAGCCATGTAAAAATATGTGGCTTATTTTTTTTGATAAAAATTAAATCTTAATATCTTTATACATTGATTGAAACTTTGATTCTTTAAGTTCAAGGTTTTTTTGAAGATCCTCTGAATTAAATTTAGGATTTTCACAATCCTGAACAAAATGACAAAAAAGCATATCCACAAAGTCATCTTTTCTAAAATTTATTTTTTCTCTCCAATGAACTTGATTGGTTCCGGAAAAAATTAAAGCCTCATTATCATTTAATGTAAAACTTTTTTCTTCTACAACAATTTTCCAGTTAAAGGTAGATTTTAATTGAACATCAAAAGTAACTCTTATTGGATCATTAAAATCACTACCGTAACCATCAAAGTGGGGAGTTAGTGCTGGGGCAGATATATAATTGCTACAATATCTGGCTGCTGCAACTTCTTTTAATTTTAACTTAAAATCAAAATATGGTTGAATCGTTTTTAAAACTTTTTTAGCAATATCAGGAGGCATATCATTTTGATAAATTTTATATCCCATTTGAGGGTGTTCTAATATTTGATTATCTTTAGCGCTATTTATATGATCATATATTTTTATATAATCTTCTTTATTAAATATATCCTTTATTATAATATTATCTTCGTGTCCAATTTTATTTAAATCTTTAAAAATTTTATTCATCTATTTCCTTATTTGTTAGAAATTCATCAAAATCTTTAATTTTGAAAAATATTGAAATTGCAAACCTATAATCGCTGGCTGGGAATATTCCATGTCTATTCCAAAAATTACCTGGAAAAGAAATAAGCATTCCTGGCTCTGGCTTAATCATTAAATTATGTGACGGAAAATATAATTCTCCCCCATCATAATTATTGTTAAGATAAATTAAATTTGAAATATGACCACTCCATGCAAAGTCTTGATATTTACTTTTATCTGAATCTAAGTTGTCAGAATGAATTTGAGTAATAAAATTAGGAGTTCTTGATACTAAAAACATTTGATCGGTAAATGGACTAACAGACTCATCATGTTCTAATTCAAACTCAAATAACTGTTCAGCAACATTTTTCATTTTTTCTCTATATTTTAAAATTAATTCATTTGTTTTTGATTGTAATTCTAAACTAAATGGAGCATTTTTAAAATTACCTATTGCAACTGGTAAAATAACATCAATATCTTTTTGTGGCATAAAATTTTTAATTATTTTTATTGTATCTGGTCCAGTTTCAATTTTTTTAGTAAATTTATCTTTTTGAACATTTGGTCCAGTTAAATCTACAAAAAGTCTTAACGGGTTTCTTTCTTGTTTATCCAAAACCTCATAATATGAATCATTCACTGGGCTTTGCTTCCTTTGTACTCTCCATACTTACCTAACACTTGCCTAATTTTTGAATCTTTTCCAATACGAACAACCAAACCATTTTTTATTTGTATAGGATTAAACCCATCATGTCTTTTATAACTACCAGATGATTTTTTAGCCATTATTTTATTAATGTATAAATGACTGAAATAGCACTAAAACAAAAAATTAATAAAATAAGTGCTGCCACACTTTTAATTGCTCCATTTTTATCCATTTTAACTCCCTTTTTAATATTATACTACATTGTTTCATTAATAATTCTATCAGCAATTAACTCATAGTCAATCTCTAAAATTGAACTATTGGGATCAATTATGTGAACTTTAATCTTTCCAATTTCCTCAAACAAAATATTAGTAATTTTTTCATGCAGTTCAGAACTCAAAACTATCCTTCAGTATTTTTTTGAGCAGCCATACGAACAGCAGATTCATTCATAATATTTCCATATATCCTTTTTTGTTTTCTTTCAAAACTAGAAAGTTGGATTTTATTAGACAATCTTTTTTTATTTTTTGTATATCTTTTAATTTTATTTTTAGAAATTTTATTGTTATTTTTTTTCATCTTTAATCTCAAATCCTTTGTTAGAAACCCAAAATCCATCTTGATCAACACCGTGTGTCATGCCGATGTAGCACGCAATAAACCCTGCAAAAAAACTAAACATCATAAGTAATGCTGTCATGTTGCTCCTCTTTGTATTAGTATATCAAAAAAGGGGGGATAAGTCAAGATATAATGTATAAATGGAAAGAGCACTATTGTACTTAATATATTCTCCCACGCTTAAAGCGTTTAAGGTTGGCATATCTAACCTATCTAATCGTAGATATTCACAACATAGGGTTAAGGGTTGGATGTTAATTGACTATTGGTATTTTGAGGATAGAGATAATGCTAGGCTTGTAGAACAGGAGGTTTTGAAGGTTTTTCGTAATAGATTTCCTGGGCGGTACTTAAACAAAGAAGATATGCCACAAGATGGTTACACTGAAGCATTTAGTAGTGAGAAAATATCATCAAAAAGGGTAATTAAAATAATTAACAATACAATTAAAACTATTAAGTCCGAGACTCAGTGAATGGACTAAATTTTAGTATATCATTATTTTTTTGACGTTAAAGTTTCGGCGAAAAATAGAAAGAGTAAACTGATCTATGCACCTAACGGTGCACTATTAGTTAGATTCTTCTACTTTAGCCACTATTCTTTTAATCATATCTTCACGATATTCTGGGGTAAGAATAAAGCCAGTATCTGTCTCAGTCATAAGCACAGACATTCTAACTATTTCATTAATATTCAAGGTTTACCCAAAAGCACACAAAATCTATACTTAAGTTGTATTTGTCCACACTAAAACCTAATCCAAATCTGCGGGGAGAGAAACCAGCACTAAACCAAACCCTATTACTAACTCGCCACTCTTTATATTTAATCACAGATTTATCTTTTCTTTATTTGTAGCCTGCTTATATCCTAATTTATATGAAAGCAATACTAACAAAACGATTGCTGATGAATGTAACAAATAAAACATGTGACTCCTTAATGTAAGGGACAGTTTTAAGACTTGTCCAGGTCCTATCCTGATCTTTTACTTTATAGACGTCGTCAGGCACCATTGCCCGTCTTGGCTTTTGTGGAGCATTACCAGTATATCTAAAGTTGATAGGTTTGTCAAGTGATACAATGATTACATGGGTAAATTAATTTTAGTCGGAACTCCAATAGGAAACCTACACGACATGTCTATTAGAATATTTAACTATATAAAGCAGGCAAAAAATATAATAGCCGAAAACCCAAAAGATTTTAATATGTTACTAAGTACGCTAGGTCTGGATAAATCTGATGCCAACATAATGTACGCACACACCTGGCCAGAATATATTGGAGACAAACCTTTAATCCCTAAAGCGCTAGAACTATTAAAATCTGGAGAAGACGTATATGTGGTTTGTGATGGCGGTATGCCAGGAATTGCTGATCCAGGATACCTACTAATTAAAGAATGCATTAAAGAAAATATACCTGTCATCTCAACTCCTGGACCGAGTGCTGTTATAGTGGCAAGCACAGTTACTGGTTGTGGTGATAACTTTTATTTTGGAGGTTTTCTTTCAAAAGACAAACCATCAAGAAACCTTCAACTTCAACAAACCTTTACAAACCCCATGCCGAACCTTTTTGTTTTAATAAATGATCAAACCTACGTAGATGAGGTTTTAAAGGATTTGATTCAAAAATGGGGGGATAGAAAAGGGGCTCTGTGTTATAACCTAACTACTAGCAAAGAATACACAACCTTTGGCACATTAAGTGAATTGCAAAAACATTATATAGATAACTTCTATGGGGAAGATCAGGTCATGATCGTAATAGATGGTTTGGATGAAACCTTATAGTGGCAATTTGGGCGGGATATAAAATATGATACACTTACCCTTAGTATGTGTCCCACCTGTAACAAACCCCTTATCCCAATAGTCTATGGTTTTGTAGGAAAAAAATACCTAGATGCCCACGCAAAAAGTTTGATATTTCTAGTTAGTCGCACATATCATCGAAAGTCTGATCCGCTATCATATTGCCCTATATGCCAAGAATCTTATGGTGATGATGTTGGTTTACCCCCGCTTTTTTAACTGCTCTAATAGGCTATAAACCATGATTATGATGGTTTTAGGGTTTGTCATAGACTAAATAAATCTTACTGATGATGGATAGATCTGACTGTAGAGCAAATTGGAGGAATGTGGTGGGGAATGGAGCGCTTTTTTTAAGGGGCTTCGTAATGTCTGGTTGAAAAACCTTCCTACCTCCAAACCTTCCTACCTTCATATTGTGGCATATTGGCCATGCATTATACTCTGAAAACCATGGTTTGTCAAACCTTTTTACCTTAAAAACACCCATAAAAAAGTAAAGAAAATGTTATAAAACCATAGGATTTCTGGGGAAAAAATTCAAATATCGTAATAAAAATAACAGAAAAGTTTTAAAATATTAAGGTTTTATATAGAGGGTTTATTGCTTTGTTTATCTTTGTCCCCGCCGTTAAAAAAACTGCGGACGGTCTTGAATGTCTTGACTGGATGAAACACTGGGGAGAAAGCAAAGGCGATTGCCTGCTCTAACTGTTGTTCAACTTGTGTTTCTCTTTCTGATTGGCGACGGGTGTTACCGCTCCACATTCTGGAAAAATGTCTTGGGCTCATAATCAAATTATATCACTGTTTAATCTATTAAAAAAAACGGGACGGGATCAACCAGAATACATATATCTAAAATGCTCTCTACAAGTATCTATAACAAACCCTTCTTCACTGGTAGAGGAGAATATAGAATCACTATCACAGTAATAACACTTGGTTTTCTTTATAGATTGAAGGTTTGGCATAAAATTATTATATCAGATATAAAGGTTTGGCGAAAAGTTCCGGGATTTTTTAAAGTTGGTTCTTAATGTCTATTTGAGGTTTGATGGTTTGATGGTTTGGAAGTGGATGCCGGGCAGGCCGCTTAGGCTTCAGGAAAATAATTTTGAGAGTTGGATAACATCTCTTCTAAATCTTCCCACTCTGCGTCATCTACGACATTTCCGTTTTGATCTACAAAGCCAAGTGATGCTAGCAACATATCAAAGGTTTCTTCAATGTATAAGTCTGCCCTTGGTGTTGGTAAAACTATATCAGTATGGATAGCGTGTGCCAATGGTAAACCAATATCATTGTATTCAATAAACTCTTCAAATGCTTCTTCATCCCTATAATTCATCCATAACTCAGAAAGGATCTTTACTTTATTTAATGGAGAAACGCTCATACTATAAGTATACCAAACTTTATCATGGAAGTCTACGCTGGTCGTATTTTAATTTTTCATGTTCGAAAGTGTCCTCTTGGAACTTAGCACTTTCTAGCACTTCTATTGCCCTGCGATAAATTAAATAAGGAGTTGCCTTTGCTAAATAATATCCAACCTTTTCTAAATCAAGATAAAAATCAGATAAAATCTTGCCCATAGCAACGGCAGCCTTCTCCTCTTTGGTTACTATCGGCCTTTTATTAATTCTATACATAGACACTCCTCATTAACATTATACTAAAAGAATAAGCAGGGAGCAAGTCCCACAACCGCCCCCTGCCTGTAAGCACTAGGATGACCCCCAGCCTAGATGCTTGATGAAGCCCCCACGGAGTGTACACCGCTGGGCAAATTATAAGTTATAAAACTATCAATGTCTTTGTGATTGACATCGTCGTGACTGATAGTGTTATTAGTCAGGTCAATTAATATTGGATGGTCCATCCATTCCATACGGTTAGGGTTACATGCATAGATCCCAAACCCTGTCTCATCCAAGATAGAGTCTTGCATCAAGTAACTAATAGCCATGCGGGTATAGTATTCCGTATCACCTTTACGTGGAGCAGCATGCTGCAGGGCACGAGCAAGATCTTCATACATACTGTCTTCGCCCCAATGGCTGTACAGCGCTACTGCTAGATCCTCTGACTGTTTAAATATAAATGTGCAACGGGCTCCCATTAGTCATTCTCCTCATCTAGGTCTACATCGTTTTCAAAATCGATTAACACTTTAGATACTCTGCCGTCACTATTAAGTTCTATATATACGGGATATAAACCATCGCCATAGCCAGTATTAAATACTACTGCCGAACCAGCGTTTAATTCACCATATGAATTCTTAAGCGTAGTAGCGCAGGCACCATGATAAGAATATTGGCCTTCCTTGCCGTCAATATTAAACTCATCATTTTTGTTGGTATCCCAGTTATCTAAATAACATGGGTCGCCAACCATTGCTTGTCCGCTATCAACTGCGAACTGCCCTGCTAGAATAAAATTGCCTGTCTTTATTTGGGTCATTATATCTCCTTAGAAATGGAAGTCTACTGGAACTAGATATTGTCTCACGGCTTGCTCAGGTTTGTCAAGTCGCTCTTTAATATAGGTTGCTTCAGCGATATTTTCTTCAAGGTCGTAAAGACCACTATCACATGTCCAACCACCCATTAGCATTGTGGCTGCTTCTTTCATAGTATAAGCAGACATCATGACGTCTCCACTATACTCTGACCTACCGCCTTCTGAAGCGTAGTCAACCATATCACTAATAAACTTATCAGGCTTAAACTCAACAATTGCTCTGTTCATGGCCTGGGATTTCCATTTACCTATCTGTACCAGCGTTTCTTGAAATTTATCCTTGTCTTCAGCAAAGCCCAAGATATCAGTAGGGTCATCAGTATAACCGTCCATAATATTTTTATGTGCTTTTTCACTAAACCTTCCCCCTCCTACTACATGCCAATCAGACCAATCAGCAAATCGATATCCGTCTTCTCTTGTTGATAAGGATACTACAACCTTGTCAAATGCTTGTTGCTTATTATCTGCCTCAACTGCTATATATTGTAATGTATGCATTATTGCTCATCCTCTTCTACTGAAGTTAAAAGCATTTGATAATCCTTAGTCTCATCAAAGGGCACGGTAGTTACAAAGTACCCAATCCTATTAATAATCTTTTTACCGTTCCAGATATAAGAGTTACCACTGTCACCGTCACCATATGTCCATACAGTGTTACTTGGCTGCTGGTCTATGAAATCTAACTCTTCTCCATAGGTTTCAAACATGTAGCCAATTCCGTTTTCATCTTCAAAGGAAGGGTTTGGGCTCAACAAATTTGGAATAGGCTTATAAGTATAAAACCATTCTTCCTCTGTAAGTTCTACTAGGTCCCTCATTCGGAAACCTTATCTAATACAACTGACAAACCATGCATTACCTCTTTAGTAACTTGGTCTTCATTATCTTCATCAGTTTCATAGGTAAAGTTCATATAATCGCCTGTTGGCTCAAATATAATCTCTACTTCCCATGTGTTTGCATACTCGCTCATTTGGGCCTCTTTCTGTTAGGTTCTTAATACAAGTTTACTACGAACTGGGAAAAATTACAAGGTATCGTAAGGTGATCTACATCACACTGGTATGACCACCCCAATAGACTTGGGGGTTCTTCTCAAGAACTATCCTAATACTATTAACAACTTCTTCGTCAGACATGATATCTCCGTCTGTGTTTATAAGTTCCATAATCTTATCTATGATCTCACCGTGCTCCATCATTGTTTATCCAACTCTATCTGTTCAGCACAGTCATTACATCTCTGATCATAATCCAATTGTTCAAGGGTAGCCTCAGAGCCACAGTCAAAGCAGGTAGTTAATAAAGAAGCAATCATTATTCAAAGTACCCTTCTGCCCATAGACCACCTAAAAAACTATGAGTCATAACAAGCCTTGAATGTAACCAAGGATCATCAGTGTCGTCTACCTGTGTAAGAGATGCATCTACTGACTGAATCATTTCTTGTAAATCTTTTAATTCATAGCCTAACATTACTCACCCCAGTACTGAACAATAGTTTTAATAGTCGTATGAATGTGACAGTCACAGTCTTCTCCACCCATATTTTCATGAAAGTCAAAGTGGTCAAGGTTATCTTCGTATATGGCTTCAACAAGTTCATCTATTGTTTTTAGTTTAAACTGCGTATTCATCTTCATACTCCTTAAAGTACCAAGTGAGGGATCGAACATTTAAGTCTAACTCTTTATATGGGTATTTGTCAAGTACATATTGTAATGCGTCACCTGCGGTCTTAAAGTCAGAGACACACCACTCGTCAACAGACACTTCCCAACAATTAACTCCGCCAGGGGAGCATGAGTAATCTACTTCATATATTTGTACATTTAGGGTCATGTTAATATTTTACACCAAACTGGGAAAAAAATCAAGTCCCCTTAATAAAGTATTTATGTGTTATTATTTAAACAAACAAAAAGCCGGGCCCATTGCGATCCCAACGGGACTTGAACCCGTAGCCTTTACCGTGACAGGGTAACGATCTGACCAATTGATCTATGGGACCAGCGGAGCAGTTTTAAATCTTGCTCAGGATTTTATTGCTAAACTATTTGTAAAGTATTTTGAACAATACTTAGCAAACGATTTTTCTCTGCGTTAATTGCAGGGTCAAATCCAGAAGCAGCAGCAAACATGCTTTCGCTATTACCACCACGAGCAGAACGATACCAGTCTAAACGCTCAGTAAGTGCATTAAACGCACCCCACGCATTACCGCTAATCATTCCATTATATTCACCAGTGTAAATATCGTTAATCATATCTACCTTGTTTTCCCATTTCTTTACAGCACCCTTAGTATCTAAATCAGGCTTAGGGTAAGCAGCAAGAATAATGTCGTTGAAATCCTTAGCAGAGATTTCTTTTGCTATCATAGCATGAGCCATTTTATCAAACTCAGTCATGTAAGCGTTAGCCATGCCTAGTGCTTGACGAGCAACAGTTATCTTGCCCTCAGCAGTTTGGGTATGACGGATTTTGAAAGATTGCTTTACGCCATCTTTTTTCTTAGTGCGATTAAGTGCCACATTAAGAGTGTTAGCGCACACAACACGAACAGGTGTTATGCTTGCTTGAATAGCGATTGAACCATCATGGCTAGTGTTAATAAGTAAATAAGTCTTAACAACATCAGCAACGCCGTTAGGGTCTAATACAGTTTCACGCTCTAATGCTAATGAGCCAAATACTACACGACCACCACGAATTGAGCCAGCAGTTTCCCAGCGACCCCCACCATCAAGAATGTTATCACCAAATGAGAATAAGTCCTCATTTTGTAGTGGAACATAACGCTCACCAACAATTCCCAAAACATCAGTTTGGGTTTTATCAGTAGGGTTAGTGCGAACTACATATTGGTAAGATTTATCAGATACTAAACTAGCAGGGATTTCTAAATCCTCTAGTCTAACATTCCAATTATTTAAGTTAGCAGCAACTAACATTTCGTTAGTATTTTTCTCAGTATCAAATACAGTACCAAGATTGTGCCAAGCAGGTTCACGGAATGATGCAAAACTTGCAACACCGTTTTGAGTTTCTAACTCATGAGCCATTTTTATCCTTTCGGTTGTTTTAACTAAGTTTATCAGTCATGGGTGACAATGTCAACTAGGATTAGGGAAAATGGTTTAATCTTCTTAAATGGTATAAATCGGACATTTCAGGCCCCCCGAGTTTTATTGCAAAGAGGTGGAGCCTTTTATGATCATGCTCAGGATCTTTGGCCCCTTATTTATACTGGCTGTACCGTGGCCAGTTTTTTGATAGCCCCCTATCAAATTTACGTGGTCCCTGCAGCGATTGCTACAGATCTCTTGTTAGTTCTCCTCTAATGAAACATCGTCCACAGTAAGGTCTGCCTCATAGTCATATGAACTTAAATCTGCTTCAATACTTACACTGCTCAGATCAAAGTTTTCAATTTCATCTAATGGAATGCTAATTGTTCCACTGAATGTAACAGTTCCATAGACACTCATTTCTTTAACAGGATTAAGTTTAAAGTGCTCTGCTAGCGCTTTAAGCACCTCTTCTTTATCGTAGTTAGGGTCATACCATTCAGGTATTTGTTGCTCTAACCATTCAATGTCTTCACGGCGTTCTCTTGCTACATCAGCATTAGTTCTGCCTCTATGTAATTGCCACTCAATTTCAGTAACCTTATCCGTCATGAATGTAGGGCTTTCAGGTGCTGCGTAGGTTTCAGGTATAGCCTTGTAGGTCACAAGTAGATTAGGGTTGTATGGAACAGATAACTGCTCCTGTGTCATTGTTTCACTCATAGGGGTTCCTCTTTCTTTGGTTAATATAATAATATCAGGATGATTGGGGAAATGCAAGTCCAGTTCTTAATTAGTCTCACATAATGAGATGTGATTTAGATCACGTTGCCTCGGCCCCGCTTTTGCGGGGAATTAAAAAGTGAGCAGTTTAGAACTCATGCTCAGGAGTCTTATCTCAGGAATAACTTAGCAATTAAGCCAAGTGCTTATCAGAGATAAATTATTTAGTTGTGCTTACCATAGCAAGGCGTTGTGCGCCATTTGCCATGCGTAGCGATACTCTAGTAAGTTTAGAGTTAATAGGTGAGAACTTTACAATTCTACCTGTAACGCCTGTTTTACTAGTGGTGAATAAATCACCAATTTGATAAGTGTATCCGCCTAGTGTCATGATTTTCCTTTTCTGTTGTGGTGGTTTGTTACTTATTTAGTCTAACATATTTTGGGGGAATAATCAAATCCCCCCAAACTATTAAAGGTATCTTGCGATAGCGTTGTAGGTTGAGGTATTAACTGTTTCCTCGTCCGTCATTTTGAGAATACGAATAGCGTTCTCAATTTCCTCTACCATCTCATTGTAAGTATGGCGGTGGATTTCCTCGTAGTCCTTTTCAGGCTCTTGTGGAAAGTCTTTGCCATCTGTTGTAATATCAAAATCAACATTTAGCGATTTAGTCCATTGACGATAATTGGTGCGTAGGTTTTCTGCTTTAGCAAAATTAGCAATAGCCCACTCGCCAAGTGATTTTTGCCATGCGTCTTTTGCCAGTTTGTATTTGGCTTCGTATTCATCTTGCTTTGAGTAGTCAGCCTTTGTCTTTGCTAACTTTGCTTCTAAGGCAGAAATGATTTTAGCCGTAGGGATTTTTACCTGTATTGCTTTGCCTCTTGCCATTTGTTTTTGTTTCCTTTTCTGTTGGTGGGTTTGATGGGGGTATTAAGTTGAGCAGTTTTTGGTCATGCTCAGGACTTTAGCCACTAGGCTAAGATTACTTTGCTGTCCAAGTTGTCCAGCGAGTTGAGCCATTAACATCTAACTTAACTCTTACTGAGTTTTTGTTAGTTGGCACGATTTCCTTGATTACACCTGTAATCTTAGATTTTTGTGATGTGTAGGTATCCCCTACTTTGTATGTTGCGTTTGCTACGGACATGTTGTCCCTTTCTGTTGGTTGGACTTACTGTTTAAGTATAACATTTTTTGGCTAAAAATACAAATTATATTTCTAATAATCTCATATTTTGAGATGTGGTATCTGTGATGTATCTCACACCACCATACCGAAACGGACATAACGGACAATTAGTGCCCCATGCCAGCAAACAATAGATAAACAAATATAACTGATAATGCTATTAAAACTTCCAAGCGCTACCCCTTATTTTTTAGATGATGAGAAAACTATATCGCTCTTAGAGTATACACATAATCCGCATGAAACGCAAGCCGAGCCAGCGCTTGAGATAAGCGGAATGGCTTTTAGATTCTCAGGACACTTAGCACCAGGTTTATTAAATAACTCTTTCATATCTGCTTGACCTATAGCAAAATTCTTTGCAAGGTATGCAAGACGTACGCCATGATCTTTCTTTAAACTAACACCTATCTCTTTGTTTTCACTATCTGTTGAATAGTATAAAGATAGATTAGGTATACCCTTGAGCGTTACGGCTGCAGCGTGTACTCTAGTGTATACCCAAAACTTTATATCTGTATTGTTAAGGATGATCTTTTTCCATGCAATGGTGTACGTGTCATTAAAGAAGTCACCGTCCCAATGAATACGGAATAGTAAGGGGGCATTTTTCTTTTCACAATCTTTTTTAAAATCATTAATCATATTCTGTAATAGATCAATCATGCTAGATTCATCAGCGTCTTTTAATAATTCCCAATTGTGTAGTAGGTTAGTTCTTACTCCTTTGAATAACTTTTCAAGTTTTCCTGCGTAGCAAACACTTTCACAAACACTAGTGGCACCAGGGCATGAGTAAGCCTTTCCAGCAGGGAGCCCGAACGTGTTAGCAATTGCGGCTTGCTTTCCATTTTTTGTGACAAGGTTAGCAACTTTTCTGTCGAATGATCGTTTTAATTGGGTCATAATTTAGTATAACATTTTTGGGGGAAAAATACAAGTATACGTAATTAAGAAAATCGGACAAAATGGACATTGCCGGGCCCCGCCTTACTGCAACATCATTAAATCAAATTGGTCGTATTCGCCAACTTCAATTGTTTCTCTTTCACCAAAATCATTTACAATTTCTAGAGTATATCCATCAGGTAAAGATATAATTTCGGATATGCAAACTACATCATCACCATGCTGTATAAAATCATTAACCATTAACTGTCCTGCAGTTAATACATCAACTTTAATGTAGTCCATAATAGGAATAATATCATCTTTTTCTAATGTTTTCATTGTTCCTCAATTTCTGCTAAGGTTTCCCATAGAATAGGCTCTAGTAGTCTAGCGCATGCGTCTAATTTATCTTGCAAGTCCTTACTCATATAAGTCCTCATCTGCTGGCTCAATGAACCACTCTAAGTGTGCGTGTGATACTAATGCACTTGCGGTAGTCCAAGTATTACCTTTCCAAGTAATTTGCACTTCATTAAGATAAGGCAATTCTATTTTACGAGAATAATCTTGCTCATAGTAAGCGTCTATTGCTTCAATGCAAGGTTGCACCATTACTGTTGGTATTGGTGGATAGTGATTACCTGTTAGGTGATACTTTAATTGTGTTTCTAAGTCTAGCGTTGTATCCGCTAGACCTATTGCTGTTATGCTTCCCATTTATTCGTTCTCCATTTCTAATCCCATTAGTTCCATTTCTTCAGCATAGTCTAATGCTTCTGATACATTATTATCAAATATAAGCATTATTTTATTACCACATTTCCATTAGTATAGAAAGTTTTAGTATACATTTTACCTGTTGGGTCTGACAAGTTATATGTTGCGTATTCTTTAGCAGTTCCATAGTCCACGCATTTATCCCATGCGCTAACTGCTTCTAGCATATCGCTAACTCGCAGGGTATGAATTAACTCCCCGTCATAGGAAGTAGTAAGTGAGTAATTATATTCCATTAGTTTAGTTTCCAATCCATTAGTTCGTCAGCGGAGATAGCGTAAGGATTACACTCGCAAGCCTCACTATCAAAGTCTACATTATTTCCTTGATATATCCAACCATAGCCATAGCAGTATTCGTGCTCTAATATATCCATTATTGTTGATTTTACTTTACCCATTTGTTCCTTCTTTCTTTATATCTTTATCCTATCAGATACGACCGACAAAATCCAATTAGACGCCTTAATCTGGGGAATTTCTGGTGTGTTTTTAATCACATCATAAACGCTGTGGATAACTTGCGACACGCCACCCGCGCCGGGGCCCCCGAACATTTGTTCTAAAAGCGTTTTATTTATACTTTTAGCGCTTTACGCAATTCATTACGCAATCTGCGAATTTCTTTTTGTTGTGCAACATTTTGTTTATAAAATAAAAACATTACCAACATTGAACCGCTTAGCGCAATAATAATT